TGTTAAGGGTATGCGACCAAAGGTTTTAGGAAGTGTAATGCTTCGGCTAGACGGAACCAAAAAAGAAATGACAGTACAGTTGCCCAACAAAATAATTTAGGGAGGAATTATGGTTATTGATGGTTCGGCAGCATCATCAACCCACTATCAAAAAGGAAGATTACAACCTATTGAAATTATGCAAGACCACCTGACAAAAGAAGAATTTATTGGCTACCTTAAAGGGAACATACTCAAATATACTCTTCGATGCGGGTACAAAGACGAAGCAAAAAAGGAATGTGCCAAAATTCAGCAGTATGCAAAATGGCTTTATGAAGTTGAGCGAGGCATGACGATTAACCCAATAGAACCACCGAAAGAGAAAGGAACGTGGGCAGATGTCTAGAAAATACCTGTGTAAACCGACTCCTGTACGCCTGACTGACCCTATATTTTATTCTTGTTGCTTTGAACACGCCGCGCACCTGCCGCCTATGATTGACCTGCGGCCCGGATGTAGCCCTATCGTAGACCAGGGAGAACTCGGAAGTTGTACCGCAAATGCTATTGCATCCGGCTTGCGCGAATACCTTCTCTTGCAAGCGAAGCAACCTTTGACACGACTGTCGAGGTTGTTTCTTTATTATGAGGAAAGAAAAATCGAAGGTACAGTAAACGAAGACTCTGGCGCAATGATCGGCGATGGCATGACCGTACTACAAAAAATCGGTGTATGTCCCGAAACTGAATATTTATATGACATTTCGCAGTTCACTTCACCGCCGACTCCACAGGAAATTCACGACGCTGCAAAATTCAAAATCACTTCTTATCATCGAGTAACTACCCTTGATCTAGCAAAAGCAGCATTAGCCGAGGGTCTTCCGGTTGTACTTGGGATTGAAGTATTTGAATCCTTTGAATCTCCGACCGTCGCTAAAACCGGCATTGTCCCTCTGCCGAAAAAGCGGGAACAGTTGCTAGGTGGACACGCTGTGCTGATGATTGGATATGACGATAGCAAAAAACAGGCAATCGTTCGTAACTCCTGGGGAGAAGGATGGGGCGATAAAGGTTATTTTTACTTGCCGTACACGTTTTGGTCTAAAGGTCTTGTTACTGATATGTGGACAGGGAAGTGATAGCAATTGATACGAAAAATATCATTATTGCTGTGCTTGTTGTTGCTCTCATCGCCTGTCTGTATGGCGTATACAATCTCGACGGACGAATTAAACAGGTTGGATCAGAACTTAACACAATTAGAACAGAACAACAATCAGTTGCAGACAGACTTGGCAAAATCGAAACAGGACTTACAGACAGCATCAAGCGAGTTGATACAGCTCAAAACGCAATTGACGACGCTTCGGGACGAATCGACCAAAGCCAAAGCGGAGCTAACACAAGCGCAGAACTCATTACAGATAGCAAACGGATTATTGAAACAGTACGCAACCGAAAGTAACAAAGAAATTGAATCACTCAAAATTCAGCGAATCGGACTCGGTGTTTTGCTCCTTTACGCGATATTTAGGAAATAATTTCCTCCCCCTTGTTATAGCCGTCCAGTAATGGGCGGCTTTTCTGTTTTAAGGCACCTAGCAAGCCCGTAGGCTTGTTTTAGTATTCTCTAGGTCAAAACATACCAACCATATATTTTAGCAAGCGGTAAACGGCACTGCGAAGGCGAACATATATTCTATTGACTACCGACTCTCTCGTCGGACGTAAATATAATTTTTTCAATTGTTTGCGATGCCATTCATGTATTAAAATAGGCTCACCTCCAGACTAATGACTCATGTATTACATTAGTAGTACCTGACTCACTATTCGTATAGGGGGAAAGTCCAGATAATTTCTATATCGTCGGGCTGTACAATCACCGTTACAAGAAGTCCTTTGAGATATTCTATTTTCTGCATCAACGATTTTGTTTCCCAGTTTTCAACAATCTCTTTTGCCGTGGATTTTATTTTCTTTGCGTTTATTGGCGGCTGTTCTGACAAGGTAATTTTTAGTTGATTTTTTTCTGAATGTAGCGCGGCCACTTTTGCACTTATTTCTGTCTTAGATATTCCATCAATGGAAAAGGCGTCCAATAATTTACTTATTTGCTTGTCAATATCATCGATTCGGTTTTTAACTGGCTTGTCATTAGCATTATTAACCGCTTTGGGGATAAGAACCTTATTCAATGCTAGGTTTTTTATTGCTCCTAAAATCTTTTCCTCTAATTTAGGTGCATCCCAGCGTGTCATTTTGCAGTTTTTGTCTTTAACGGCATAAGCTGGCTGGCCGAACCTGGAATAACAAACATATTTGGGGTTGTGTTTCTTTGCGCTCAGATAAAACATTTTTGCGCCGCAGTTACCGCATACCAAAAACGGAGTAAAAGGACTTTTCCGTTTGTATAGTTCGCCTGTTGATCGCGCGAGTAGTTTTTCTTGAACCCTGTTAAAATCTTCGTCAGAAATAATGGCTTCGTGTTGCCCTTCAAACGTTTTCCCGGCAAATGTTACGTTTCCGGTATAAACCGGGTTTTGCAGAATAATACTGATACTTCCCCAAGACTTCCAGTCGCTGTATTTTTGTGTGTATCCTTTTTCGTGCAGTACCTTGGCGATCCTTTGCAGGCCCGTTCCCTTTAGGTATAATTCGAATATTTCCTTAATCTGCATGGCTTCGTATTCGTTTATAGTCAGTTCTTGTTTTTCCACATTGTAATCATAACCAATGGGAGGCCGGGAGGTTCCTAACCATTTACCTATTCTAGCCCTTCCGGTTCTCCCTAAGAGTGACCGCTCTTTAAATGTTTCTCTTTCAAGTTGTGCAAACGCTGCCAGTATTCCAATAGCGGCCCGACCAAAGGGTGAGGTTGTGTCTAAAGATTCTTGCAGCGAAACAATGTCAACGCCGTTTTTTATTAGTACATCTTCGATTAAAAAAAGCGTATCCTTCTGTCGGCGGGATAGCCTGTCTAGTTTATAGACCACTACTACATCAATTGATTTAATTTCTTTTATCATTTGCTGTAGAGCAGGTCTATCGGTATCAGACCCCGAGAAACCTCCGTCAATATACTGCCCGACTACTTGCCATCCCATAGCCTTACAATACGCTGCCAAACGTTCTTTCTGTTCATCAATAGAAAATCCTGACAATACTTGCTCTGCCGTGCTTACCCTACAGTAAATTCCCGCTTTTTTCATATATCCCCCAGGACGTTTTTCCTATTAATACTATGACTAAAGTCCAATAGTTATTTTTTACCATTCGAATTATAATAAAATTAATTTCAGTATTTTTTTCATTTTGCAGGAATTACTGCATTTGATGTAGAAATATATACAATAATGTCATAATATGGTGTGCGGTTAAAGTTGAATAGTGCAAGGGGGAATGGTACAATTTAGTCGAACATACATTCGATTATCTGAAAGAAGGTATTTTGTATGGATGATGTACCAAATGCTCTCATGGATATTGTTATCCTAACCCTTCTGCAAGAAATCATCGACGAGTCGAAGCAAGAGAATCAATAATTTTAGCTAATGCCTCCTGGTCTGATGCCGGGAGGCTTTTGTACTTATTAAGGACATTCATAAGTCTAGTTTGTTGCTCCGTAAGGGGCATTTTTTTATATTTGATAAGTGCTGCCTGTTGATCGGCGGTTAGGTTCATCTGTTCGGCGTGACGGATAACTTTTTCAATTGGATTATCGTCAAACTCGGCTAGAGAGACATCGATAGCATTACATAGAGCTAATAAAGTGTCTCTTTTCGGTGAAGTATTTATACCTGATTCAATTTTGCTAATCTGTCCTTGTTTTATCCCGGACAATTTAGCCAACTGATTTTGGGACAGTCCCGCTACTTCTCGCAGGGCCGTTAACTTTTTTCCAATGTCCATTTATACCTCCAAAAGCCTATACCTACAAGTATTGTAGCACAGAAAACAAAAACTGAAAATTTATACTCTAGGGTATTGACATCTAATACACTAGGGTATAATATGATAGCAGGAGGCGATAGCATAGATGCAATCAGACAAGAATTTTGACAGTCCTGTATTCTATCTAAGGTTCAAACCTATCGAACTAAAGCGGCGGGTATATGATGCCGCAGAGTATAAGGGGGTGAGCATGAACACCTACATTAACGACGTTTTAAAGCGGTCAGTAGAACGTACGAAAGGGAGGTAGACTAATGAAATATATATTCTCCAATGGCGTGGTAAAAGATTCATCTGAACTACCGGAAATTCCTGTACCGCCAGAAAAAGCGGAAGAACTCTATAAGATTTTGGAAGAAATGTTAGCGAGTTAAAAATAAAGCGGAGTGACCCGCAGGCCACCCCTAATATCGTAAAAGAGAGGGGATGATTTAAACAATAACATGAAAGGAGAAAAGCGCAAATGCAACAAACTGCCTACCCTTTACATACATTTGCCAGATTTTGTCGAGAACTGAAATTCAGTTCAAGGGATATAGCGGCAGAAGAAATAGGCCGGTCACCAAGGCAATTAGCAGATTACGAACTCGGTAAATATCCGATTCCAGAAGATGTACTTGTGGATATGGCAATAGCGTATCGTTCGCCTAAACTACTTGAAGTCAAGTGTCAACATTGTCGAATTAAGTCGGTAAGAAAAGAATTGTGTAATGCGATATTTTGCATGGGGGGATGAAAATGACACCGGAAAAACTGAAAGAAATTATTGAAAGTCATGGAAGATGGTTGAGGGATGAACCGGAAGGTTCCAGAGCCAACCTGTCCAGCGCCAACCTGTACGGAGCCGACCTGTACGGAGCCAACCTGTCCAGCGCCAACCTGTCCAGAGCCAACCTGTCCAGCGCCAACCTGTACGGAGCCGACCTGTACGGAGCCAACCTGTCCAGCGCCAACCTGTCCGGAGCCAACCTGTACGGAGCCAACCTGTACGGAGCCAACCTGTCCAGCGCCAACCTGTCCGGAGCCAACCTGTCCGGAGCCAACCTGTACGGAGCCAACCTGTCCAGCGCCAACCTGTCCGGAGCCAACCTGTCCGGAGCCAACCTGTCCAGCGCCAACCTGTCCAGCGCCAACCTGTCCAGCGCCAACCTGTCCAGAGCCAACCTGTACGGAGCCAATGGACTTCCTGACGTATCCAAACACTTCGATTTTTTCGATAAGTTAGAGCGCACCTCCGAAGGATTTATTTGCTACAAAACATTTGGTGAACACTTTAAATCGCCGCAACAATGGAAAATCAAAGAAGGTTCAATTATTAATGAATTTACCGATATGTCGCCTTATGTCACTTGTTCCTATGGCGTAAATGTCGCCACTAAAGAATGGGTTAAACGCGAAACTAGCGGGCAGATGTGGAAATGTCTAATTAAGTTTGAATGGTTGGTTGGTGCGGTTATTCCGAATGATACTGACGGTAAATTTAGGACAAGCCGTGTTCAGTTAATTGAACAGGTGGATAGAAATGAACTGTAACACTTGCTATGAATACCTACCCTTTGTACCAGAACCCTGCGGGATATGCCAGAGACACACTATAGAGGTACTGGACGATCATACTTGTCCTGATTGGAAGGGGGAAGAATAATGTGCGTCTTCCACCCTGTATATTGGCTAACCGGAGCATTTCTATGGTGGATCATATTTAAGGGATTGGAGGCGCTAATGTGAGCGAAGAAAAGGTGTTCAACCATACAGCGCATGTAGCGTTGTGGGATTGGCTAAGCAATAATCCGGACAAGCAAAAGTGTCATTGGCCAGGATGGAAATCAAATGATGGCGACCATGATTGTGTTATTGAAGATTGCTTTGCCTGTGATTACGATCCAATATGTCCAACTGGATATTTTACGGAAGATGGTTGTCCTTTAATATGGCCTCAAAAAAGTTCTTGTTGGAATGGAAGTACACTTTATCACAGGTATTTAGAAGCGAAGCTTATTCTAACAAAAAAAAAGATTGCTGCACAAATCCGCGACCTACCTATCCGTGAGGGAGTGAAGACAAGGTGACAATACGTCGCATACCCGGCACATGGATAGCAGTAGATGATCCTATAACCTGGCAGGAGATATTGGCGGTGATAATTGTAACCTTGGCGCTGATGATTGAAGTTTAGGAGGTGAGAATAATGGGCGATGAAGTGAAATGCGAAAATTGTGGTGCTGATATGGCGATCGGTCAAACGATAACCAATGTTCTCCTTGATGATGGTTCATTCATCGACGTACTGATTACGGTTACTGTTTGCAACGAGTGCGAAGACCTACTAATCGATTGTGAAGAAGCGCAGGGATAAAAAAATAACCACCTTTCGGTGGCTCAACTCACAAATATATTATCACATAGGAGGATAAAAGTAAATGATAGATTACAACTACCTGTCAACCAATATACTCCGCGCATTAGTTGAATCACTTCGAAACCGCACATTAGAGATAGAGCGTATTATCGCGAAAAGGAGTGAAACGGCATGAACGCAAAATGGAAAGCTCTTGTAACCGTCAGAGACATCAAACCGCCCTGCGATGTAACCTTCTACTCTGATAAAGAAATCCGTTCCGATGCTACTAATGATGTATACTGGCAAGCAAAAAAAGAAGGATTCAGAAACTACTCTGTTAAGAATGTTGTTCGCCACGATAACTCCGCTGCTGTAGTGGTGACGATGCTAAAGGAGCATTTCGGATGAGTTGGGATTATGATCCTTATCGTGAAGTATGGGTATTAGAACCCGATTATAACGAAATCGAAGCCAACCATAAACGCTACGACGAACTAGCAGCAAGGCGCAAGGAGAAACAAGCACAAAAAGACGCACGGTTCGATCATCTGATTAAAGTCGTTTCAAACGCTAATCGAACGGAGTTAATCAAAAAACACCACTACCGGCACAATGAAATTTTGAGGCCGGAAATCTATGGAAGGAGGACAACATGAAAAGTATAGCCGCTAAACTCGTTAAGATCATGGACGAATGTGCGTATGTGCAGAAGAACGGCAAGAACACATTTCACAACTACAAATACGCCGCCGCTGCCGCCGTCTTGGAAAAGGTAAATGAATCCTGCGTAAAACACGGAGTAGCTACAATCGCCAACGCTGATATATTGGAGTGGCGACCAGTCGAAAAACACGGAAAGGATGGAGTGAAAACAGAGTTTTATTCAACGGTCAAAGTAACAATAACCGCTATCGACCAGGACAGCGGCGAATCAGTAACCTTTTCCGGTGTGGGGTGTGGTCAGGATGTAGGCGATAAGGCGGTAATGAAAGCGGAAACAGCCGCCGTAAAATACGCCTGGATGACAACGCTTAACATTGCAACTGGCGACGATCCCGAAGCAGACGAAGAAACTGACAAAAGAAACGCCGCTACGCCTCCTGTACGCCCCGCAGACGCGACGAAAATCCCTGCCCCTATAAATCCTACCTGTAAGGTATGTGGCAAGGGTATAACAAAGGACAGATACAATAACGTTGGCTTATGTGCAAGTTGTGAAGCCAAGAAGGAGAGCGCATGAATAAAGTTATCCTTGTAGGACGACTTACCCAGGACCCGGAAATTCGTTATACGACTTCTGGAAAAGCAGTAGCAAATTTTACTCTTGCTGTGAATCGTAATAAAGAAGAAGCAGATTTTATCCTGGTTTTCTTATGGGAAAAACTTGCTGAATCTGCCGGTAACAATCTCTTTAAGGGAAACCGCGTATTGATTGAAGGTCGCTTGCAGATTCGCAGTTATGAGGTAGACGGACAAAAGAGGCGTGTGGCTGAGGTTATCGCGCAAAACATGGAGTTTCTTGAAGCCAAGAAAAAAGAAGCTGCCGATGATTCAAACCCCTTCGGCGGACAAGTTTTACCGGAAGAATCAATACCTTTTTAGGAGATGATTAATTGGTTAGGTTTTGCAATCAGTGTAATACTATAAAACCAAATAACGATTATTCAAAACCTTTAGAAGTAAATTGGTTGTGTCAACCTTGTCATATTAGATTACACCATATGGTTGGTTAATCTAATGATGTTTCCCAAACAAACTCGAATCAGGCTAAAAGGATCCAAACAAAGCGAACTAAACGACCGAATATGGCACCGGGATAGCGGATGCTGCGTACTATGCGGAACACCAGTTCCTTACGGAACAAAGTACCACCATATCAAACTAAAAAGTCAATTAGGAGGTGATACGCTCGATAACGGCGCGACTCTTTGTATAAACTGTCATGGTAAGGTTCACGGCCCTGACGTTAATAAGATTCGCGCCTTTCTTTTGGATTATGTAAGGAGGATCAAACATGGATTATACAATGTCTCAACTTAGATCAATGCTAAATGAGTGCCGCGCAAAAATAGGTGAACTTGTACCCAAGGCAAATGAATATCACAATCAATTAAAACAGGCGCAAAAACAGTATAAACGCGCACTAGCTTTTGCTAAGATCGAAGCCTTTAAAATAGCCACAACAAAAGAGCAGAAGCAATCGACTATGATTTTAGCCTATGCGGAAACAGATGAAAAAGTAATAAAGGCACAAGACGATTTAACTCTGGCAGAATGTATGGATGAAGCCTGTAAACTACAACTTGATTCACTGGAGCGAGATTGTCAGAGTTATAAAAAGTCAATTGATTCTATCTTGGTGGAAATGAGGCAGTTTATGGGATAATTTTTTTTAATAGCAAACTGGAAAATACCTCCATTATATG